AGCCAACACGACCTACCCCAGCCTCGGCGTTGAGGAAGTCACCTCGTGGGATGACATGCCGGCGTCTCCCCTGGATGGGCAGGCTGTCATGTTCATGGGGATGAAGTGGCGGTATCAAACAGCCGATTCTATTTGGCTCCCTGATTGGATCTACGGGGAGACGCTGGTCGAGAAGCACACCATCGATGGCGATGAGGCCAACGACGGTGCTCTGACCGGCAAGGGTTGGACGATTCAGGAGGCCGGATCCGGGAACATCACATATGATGGTACTCGTGTCGGGTGCACCACGACAGCCAACGCTGACCGCGCCCAGATTGGGTATCTCCACACAGGGGACGAGGACGACAGCTACTTCCTATATGGCCGATTCGACTTGGCAGCTCTAAGGAGATCGCATGCCTCCCTTGAAGCAAGTCATCGCAGCCGGCGGTGGTGGCGCTACGCCCGCGACGTACTCGTGGTCGAAGAACCTCGTCACCGATCAGACCTTCACGGACATCTTCGGTTTGCTCGACATGACGACCGCATGGGCGTTCGACGCGGTGGAGGGGCTCGGCAACGGTGCGGTCGCTGACTCGGCGGTAGCGGTGTTGCCGACCGTCGCCCCCAACTCGACGCTCAAGGATCAGAAGATCATCGTCGAGCTGAAGGCTCCGAACGCGACGCTTGAGTGTGGCGTCATCCTTCGTATGACAGGCTTCAGCTCACCCGATGCGAATTACTACTGGGCTCGCATCACCGGCGGTCGTGCGCGCATCACCAAAACGCTCGCAGGTGTGTCGACGACTATTGCTGGTGGAGCGAACCCTGCTGATCTCTTTCCGCACAACGCAGGAGAGGTCATCAAGATCACGTTTCAGGTCGTGGGTGGCGACCTCACTGCCGATTTCGAGAACTTGACTACCCCGGACACGCACAACCTGACCGTTACCGACACGGACATCGCCGGTCCGGGGCAGGTTGGTATGCGCACAGGCTTCACGAACTCGCAGATTTGGTGGCGCAGCGTCAGCATTCAGTCGCTGTAGGGGCAGAGCATGCCGAACATCCCGCAAGGTCCAACGAAGAACGAGAGCTTCGCGGGGCTCTCGGAGCACGCGCCGGCATACTCCGACATCGCACCGGAGACGTGCCTGCGGATCATGGACAAGGCGATGCTGGAGTGGCTGCAGAGCCTGCGCTTCCGCGGGCAGAAGCCGACCGTAGTCGCGGGGTGGAAATCACGCTACTTCAGCTCCGTGAAGGAGATGCATGGCGACAAGCGGCTTGGCGACAAGCAGCAGGTGCCGTTGCCGATGATCGCGCTCCTCAACCAGGGACTCGCGGTCGATCCTTCGCGATTCGTCTTCGGGAACGTGCGGCGTCTCGGACCTGGCGCTGCGAGCGAAACGAACACCATCTACCACGGCACACCACCGAACGAGGATGGCGTGCTCTTCCTCCCGTGGCCGATGCCGGTCGACATCACGTACCAGATCGAAATGTGGACGAAGGAGATGCAGGATATGCGGTACCTCCGCACTGCCCTCCTCATGCAGTGGTCTACGCACCCGACAGAGGCATACCTCCGGGTTGTCTTCCCCGCGCCGTACGGAGAGAAGCTCATCCCGCTGCTCATCGAGCGGGACGACAACATCAGCGACTTGGAGCCCGGGGATCAGGAGCGACGTCTTCGGCATGCGCTCACGGTGACGATGAAGGGCTGGATCTTCCGCATGCCCATCCTGCAAAAGACGATCAAGAACGCTCACGCCGTATTCATTGAAGGCAACTACGACGAGCTGGTGGACTGGTACTGCGACATCGATCACTACCACTTCAACGAGGACTATTCGGTGCTCGAAAGCATCGACGAGCCGTAAGGTGACACATGGCAGCCCCGACCGTACCCCCGCAGCTGCTCGCTTCGACGCAGGACGAGTCGAGCGTCACGGTGACACACATCCCGCCCGTCGGAGACGCGGAGTATGTCCTGAGTCGGGTGTACTACGGGCTACCAGGGGAATCGGGTACACTGTGGGGTACGTCGGACGCGCATGAGGCGCTGGCTATCACAGGTCTTGAGGCGTCCACGACCTACTTCGTGTACGCGGTCCCTGAGGACGTGGCAGGGATCTTAGGGCCTGCAAGCGAGGTCGTCGTCATGGAGACGACGGTAGAGACGCCGAGTGTCGTGAGCGACCCGCAGACGCGGATTCTTCTGACGCTGAGCTTTTCAGACGGAGCGCTGACGAGGGTCGGCCCATAGATAGGGAGGAGCGGGAGCGTGGCAGTCTACATCTCTGCTGGTGTCTACATTCAGGAGCGTGATAACTCCCTGTACGCCCCCGCGATTGCTCCGACGGTCATGGGACTCGTCGGTACCGCGACGAAGGGGCCTCTCAACACTGCGACCCTCGTGACGACCGAGGCGCAGATGACCGACATCTTCGGCGTCCCGCGCACGAAGGACATGGGCATGCACACGGCGCTCGAAGCGCTGAAGGAGTGCAGGCTCATGTACTACTGCCGGATCGCCGGTGCGAGCGCCGCGAAGGGTGTCATCACTGTCGCGGACGACGGCTCCGGGGCGACCTCGGGATGCACACCACAAGCTGCGAATAACGAATACTACAACTTGGAGCCGAACGCGACGATCGTCTTCACGGACAGCGTCACCGGCACCGCGACCTTCACGGCGACGGCAGCGAACATCACGTCGGGTAGCGCGGAGACGTACAACCTGACCGCCATTGCAGCTGCTGCTCCGGTCACGCTGACCATTAGCGTCGATCAGGGGCCGACGCAGACCTGTACGATCGCGTCCGGTGACGTCTCGAACTTCGCCGCGGTGACAGCGCTGGAGGTCATAACCCTCCTGAACGCCCAGATTTTCGGTATCCAGGCGACGGTCTCCGCGACCTCGGTGAAGATTGCGAGCGACACACGCGGTACCGGCAGCTACGTCGAGATCACCGGCGGTACGGCGAACGACGTTGTCAACGGCCTCAACTTCTCGACGACGCCTGTGCAGGGTACCGGCAACGTCGTCAGCATCGACGCGGTGACGGGCGCAGAGATCAAGACGATCGTCGAGCTTGCCATCGCGACGATTTCGGTCAGCCTCAGCGTCAACGGCGCGCCGACCTTCTGTACCGTTGCCGTCGGCATAGCGGCGGACATCGGCATCAGCGCGACCTCGACGGCGATCGGAGCAGCTCCTCTCATCTCCGTGCCGACAGGAATCACCTACACGGGCCTCGCGGCAGCGCTGTCGCAGAACACCATCAGCTTCACGGCGTCGTCGGAAGGCTCTCATTCCAGCGAGATCGACGTCGTCATCTCGACCTCGACGGTTCACGCGAGCCTCAAGAAGATCGTCGTCATGTACCGGGACGCGGTCGTCGAGACGTACGACGCTCTGTACAAGGGTACGGACCCGGCTCCGTCAGGCGTCACGTACTACGAGATGATCACGACGCTCAACGCCGGTTCGACGGACGGCGCCTTTCCCGCGTCGGAGTACATCGTTGCGGCGGACCTCAACGCGGCGGCCGAAGACCCGACGGACGGCACGAACACGCTCTCCGCAGGTGACGACGGTGACAACTGGACGACCGGCACCGTCATCGGCACCGTCATCGGCCAGACTCGCACCGGCATGCAGGTGTTCGGCGACCCCGAGCTGATCTACATCACGCTGCTCGCGACGCCGGGAATCGCCTACCCCGCGGTCATCGCTGAGGGGCTCAGCATGTGCGCAGAGCGCGCGGACTGCTTCTACATCGCGGACCCGCCGCAGAGCCTCACGCCCGCGGAGGTGGTCGACTGGCACAACGGCAACGCGGGCGGCGCCTACGTGGTCGATCAGGAGGGCCGGAGCGAGGCTGGCGCGAACACGACGTACTTCAACAGCTCGTACGGTGGGCTGTGGCACGACTACTTCACCGCGTTCGACGCCTTCAACGACGCGAACATCACGCTACCACCGTCGGCGACCGTGCTGCGCACCGTCGGCTACACCGACAACGTCGCGGATCCGTGGTGGGCGCCGGCCGGGCCGAACCGCTCACAGACGAGCGCCGTCATCGCGCTGGCTTCCTCGCCGACGCAGGGCGAGCGTGACCTCATGCAGATGCAGGGGAACAACGTCAACCCGATCGCGCTCATCAGCGGAGCGGGCATCGTCATCATGGGGCAGAAGACGATGCAGAAAGCGCCGACGGCGCTCGACCGCGTCAACGTCCGCCGGCTCATGCTCTACGCGGAGAAGATCGTCGCGACGACGGTGCTCTTCCTGACGTTCGAGCCGAACGACCCGACGATGTGGCGGCGCTTCATCAACCTCGTGCAGCCCGTCTTCGATGACATCGCGGCGAGACGTGGTCTCGAAGACTTCCGCGTGATCGCGGACAGCTCGACGAACACGGATGTGCTCATCAATCAGAACACCTTCCTGGGCAAGATATTTCTCACGCCAACCAAAAGCGCAGAGAAGGTAATCGCCGAGTTCAATCTTTTGCCTTCAGGAGCGGATTTCACAGAGTACGCGCAGGCTTAGGGTTACGCAAGATGTGCGTTATATGACTGTCTCGATGCTATACTCTCCCTATTGCTTGAAGGGAGGAAGGTATGATCGAGATGGTCGTAGTGTATGGTCTGTCGGAGACGCCGGAGCGAGCAGGGATTCACTATGTTGGAGTCACATCCGATCCGCGTCAGCGCCTGTATCAACACCTAAGCGAGGCTCGCTGTACAACACACCGCGGGTACGACAGCCGAAAAAGTCAATGGCTCAGAGGTCTAACGCAGTCGCCGCACATTTTGTCCTTGGAGCGTGTGTCTGCCGAAGACGGGCGGGATGCGGAGCAACGTTGGATCATGTTCTTGCATACGAAGGGGAACGCACTCTTCAACAAGCTTTGGTTCGCAGCAACGTGCCCGTGGACGCGCGAAATTCGTGCGAATATGTCGTTTGCTGCCAAGAAGCGGTATCAGGATCTTGGGCAGCGGCAAGCGTTGTCTTTGCGCGCGCAAGAACGAGCGAAGACAGACGAAGGGCGCGCTCATCTCAAGCGCATCAGCGCGCTCGGCGTCGCAACGATGAAGAACGACGAGAGCGCGCGTCAGCGGCAACGGGCGGGGCTCAAACACTCGTGGAACGAGATGCCCCCGGAGCAACGCGCCGCCCGCGTCGCGAACGCGACAGCGGGTCTGAACGCTCCGGGCGTTCAGGAGCGGAAGGGAGCAGCCATCTCAGCTGCGAAGTTCCGACGTTGGGCACGGAAGGGATGGACGAAGGGGCACGTCGAGGTGATTATCAGTGAGAGTCGGAACCTCGACAGCGCTGCGGCGATACTTGGTTGTACTCGACCAACCCTTCGCCAGCTCCGCAAGCACTACGGTATCGGTTGACGGGATGATGAAGCGCCTCCTGTCCGGGGGCAGACGATAGAAGGAGGCAGCAATGACGCTCATCAATGCTCAGCACCTCGCCCCGGCGCTCGGCTTCTTCGAGCCGCAGCGCACGTTCTCGTGGGTGCTGGAGATCGGCCTCGACGATGTTGGGGATCAGATCCTCATCATGCAGTCGTTGGAGTCGTTCGGCGCCCCGAAGGAGTCGAACGAGACCATCGAGTTGCACCACGGTAACGAGGTGCGGAAGGTCGCGGGTAAGGTGTCGTTCGAGGACATCACCCTCGTCCTGAAGGACTTTGTCGACTCCAAAACGGCGCAGGCGGTCGCGAAGTGGAGGAGGCTTGTCTACAACCCCGAGACGGGCTCCGTCGGTCTCGCACGCGACTACAAGAAGTCCGCCGACCTCATCATGTTTGCACCCGACTTGTCGAGTGCACGTGTCTGGAAGCTCTTCGGCGTGTGGCCGAAGGATGTCGACTACGGCACGCTTGACATGACGTCATCCGACAAGGTGACGCTCTCGCTCACTCTGAGCATCGACCGGGTTATGCCGGGCTTCGCCATCGCCATTCCGGCGGGCATCAATCAGGGGATGTCGCAGCTCCCGATCTGATCTACGGTTGGACAATGAGCCTACCGCGCCTGTGGCAGGGGATGCGGTAGGCTTTCGCACAGGAGGAGAGGACAGTGCTTGAGCAGCTCCAGGCTATGCAAGCGGACGTGCTGCGGGAGTGGATGCCCGTCACGCTACCGTCTCGTGGGTTCTACTACGGCGACAAGTGTCCGATGGGCGAGGTGCATATCACCCCGTGGACGACTGCGCAGGAGGAGGCCATTGCGCGACACACGAGCGGGAAGGCAAGTCTGCTCATCCAGCAGCTCATGACTGGCAACATCAAGCTGGGCGAAGGCGGGTTGGCATACGACGACCTTCTTGTCACGGATCACTTCTATCTGCTGTTTCAGCTTCGACGTGTCAGTCTCACGTCGCACTACACCATCGAGCGGAATTGCTCGTCGTGCGGGTTCGCGCACAAGATCAGCGTCGACCTCGGCACTGACCTCCCCATCAAGGATCTCTCCGACGAACCGGTGATAGAGCCGTTCGAGGCGTTTCTTCCGCGTGCGAAGCAGACCGTCACGTTGCAATTTCTGCGCGTCAGGGACGAAGCGGCCATGAACAACTACGCGGAGCGGAAGCTGCGGGAGGTGACAGAGACAGGTTCTCCGGCGACGCGTTTCCGTCACGCGCGCCGCATCGTTGCCATCGACGGGAAGGATGAGCCGTTTCAGGAGCGTATGCAGTTCGTGGCAGGCTTACGGATGCTCGATCTGCAGGTCATGGACATGGTGATTGAAGAGCACGAGACGGGACTCGTTCCCGAGATGACCAGCACGTGCCCCCGCTGCAACCATGTGGACGAGTGGGGCGTGCCGATGTCGGCGGAGTTCTTTCGTCCTTCAGCAGATGACATCAGAGCAGAGATCGCAGCTGCTAAGCTCGCTCATGGCGGAGACTGATTTTCTCGTAGGCGAAGGTTACAGCTTCACCGAGGTCATGCTCATGTCGTCGTCACGACGACGCCGGATCTGTCAGGCGAAAATTGAGCGCGCTCGTAAGCGTGACGAGCAGATAAAGCACCAGCGAAAGGGCCGATAATGGGTGCTGAAGTCGGCGGCTTCAACTTCGTCATCGGTGCGGACATCGAAGAGTTCCGCAAAGGGATTCAGCAGGTCCAGAAGGCGATGAACGGGCTGGCGGGCCTTGCCGCGAAGCTGACCGAGGACTTCGCGAAAGCAGCTGGAGGTGACGCCCCGGCCAAAGGCTCGGGTGGCGGCAAGAAGAAAAAAGGGAAGTCGACGGGCGGCCTCATCGGGGCGTGGTTTGGTGATATCGGCGCCAAAGCGCTCGCAGAGGAGACGATCCCGGGGCTGGGCAAGGCGCTAACTGGCCTTCGTTCACCGATCGTCGGGCTTGGCATGGTAGCCGTCGCGATGACGCGCGAGTGGATGGCGTTCCACAACGAAACCGACAAGTTCCGTCGCTCCGTTGGCATGACACGCGAGGAGATGTTCGAGACGCAGCAGGACTTGCTCGACGTGTCCATGCGCTATGGCACCAGCGTCAGCAAGCTCGCGAGCATCTTCACGTTCGTTGCTACAGGTGCAGCGCGCTCCTCCAAAGAGATGGCAAAGATGGCGGGGCACTTCGCGGAGCTGGAGAAAGCCACCGGATCGTCACAGAAGACCATCGTCGACTTCGGCCTTGCGCTGCGGCAGTCGCTGGAGATGTCTGAGGATCAGGCGAGAGCAACTGAGCTTGCGATCATCCGGTACTCGGGCATGTCGATGATGACTGACGAGGCGGCTCGCCAGTCAGCTACCGAGTTCATCGGCCAGACGAAGCAGTTCGGAGCAGACAAGCGG